CCACCGCCAGTCAAGCAAGTTGCGGTGATACTCCAACCGGATCAGGCACTTTTTTTATAGGCTAATCTATGGCAGACGAACAACCACAAGAATGTCCGTGCAAGAATACTGTCACCGATGGTGAGAAGGGTGTTCTTAACTTTGGGCTTACCAAAGATATGTTGAAGAATCCCAACGCAGCGGCTATTGGCATAGCACGACAACTTGGTGGCAAAAACGGTGATCGTTTGGCAGGACTGATCACGACAGCGCAGACAGATCCGCTTTCCGGACTAACCGAGGCTCTTCCTGCATTGACCCGTATACAGAACGCGGTGAACAGTCAAAAGACTATCGTAAATGCTTTTGAAAATGAGTGCAATAAATTCACAACTGTTCGTGGACTCACAAGCATTATCAGTTCTCTTGGACTGTACGCCGATCTTGCGTGTGCGCTGGGTATTGAGGGACTTGATGTTGGAGTGGGACTAAATGTGGTGAATGAAAACGGAAAATTCCGTATTGACTACGCTGTCAATGCCAATGTGGATCTTGAAAAAGTACTGAACAAGTTCAGCGATGGCGCAGGCACGGATCTAGCCAATGCAGTCAAGAATCTGCAATCAGGTTTGGACGAAGCGTTCAAGGCAATGGACGATGTAAACAACAAACTGAATGAAGTCATCAATCAGGCAGCAGGAATGCAGCAGCAAGCCATTGATTTCATTCGCAAGTACAGCGATATCAGTTCCCTTATGAACTTGGTGAATCAAGCCAGCACCGATCCGTGCTTTAAACTCGGCGGCACAATGAACGCAAATCTCATCAGTCCCGAATTCATCAGTACCGTTGAGGGTGCTGGATTGGGCGGTGTGGGTGGAGGCACAAGCACACGATGACCGGAATAACCGAATATTTGAATACTGCCAAAGACCACCTGCAATCCATCGGTGAAGCCGTGGGCGTTTTTCTTGTTGGCTTGGGCTTGGGAATCGCAGGCGTGATTCGCAAGAAAAATATTTCAATCAGAACCATAAAAGCCAAAGAGCAAAAGTTTGTGCATCGGCACAGTCAGATTCACGAACTGCTTACCGAACTGCGTGTCACGATTCGCGCTTCTCGTTGCCTTGTGTTTCAGTTTCACAACGGCGGCTCTTTTGCAGACGGCACCTCCATCAAGCGGTTCTCCGTGACCCATGAATCGTGTGTGGGTGGAGTCACAAGCATGATTCTGGAATCACAGGATGTGCTGCTTACGCGGTATGTGGACATTATTCGGGTCATGGACGAGTCTGCTAGCAAGATTATTTCAGTAAGCAGTCTTCCGCCCTCTGCATTTCGTTCTGGACTTGAGATAAATAGCGTAGATTACTTTAGTATTACTCCTTTGCGATGTTTGGACGGGTTGACTCCTCTTGGTTTTGTGTGCTGCCACTGGTGTTCGGCGGAACAGTTGGATGATATTGAGGCAGAAGGCATATCGCAGGCAAACTTGGAACGGGTAATATCCGATAGCGTCTACAACATAAACACCCACATATCGTACAAAGCAGAAACCAAGTAATGGCATTACGGATCAACAGCAACAGCACCAAGCCGGTATTTTCGGATATAGATCCGAACTTTACCCGTAATCCAAAGACCAACGACCTGTTGACTCTTCGGGATGACTCGGCTATACGGCAGTCGCTGCGGAATCTGATGGCTACTGCTTTTGGTGAGCGGCTGTTTCAGCCAACCATCGGTGGATCACTTCGTGCCCTGCTGTTTGAACCCATTGACGCAATCACCACAATGGAGATTCGTGATCGCATTCTGCTCACACTGAACCGACATGAACCCCGTGTTGAAAATGTGTTTGTTGATGTGATTGCAGATCCAGATCAAAATCAATACACCGTCAATGTGGAGTATTCCGTGTTGGGAATAGGTAAAACAGACAAGATAACGGTTGTGCTAGAAAGGGTACGCTGATGGCTAACACAAACAGTTTCAACATCATTGGACTTGATTTTGATGATGCAAAAGCATCACTTCAAGCCTTTCTGCAATCGCAGGATACCCTGAAAGACTACAACTTTGATGGATCGGTGCTGTCTACGGTGTTGGATGTGCTGGCGTACAACACGCACTATCAAGCCTTCTACGCCAACATGGTGGCTAATGAAATGTTCTTGGACAGCGCAGTGCTGCGCCCGTCCGTGGTTTCTCACGCCAAGACTCTTGGATATGTTCCCACTTCTCGCCGTGCAGCCAAGGCAGTGCTTACCGTAGCCACATCAGGTGCTTCTGAAAGCACCTACTTGGCGCGCGGCTCGGAATTCGTGGGAACCGATCTTGCGGGAACGCAGTACCGATTCGTGCTGCTTGATACTGTGTACGCAAACACCGCCACGCAGAGTTTTGAAGATATTGAGGTGTATGAAGGAACTCTTAGGCGCATGAGTTATGCCTACGATCCCGCGAAGAAGACTGCATCCGTGCTGCTTATACCAAACGACAAGATAGACACAAGCACCATCAAGGTGCGTGTGAAGAAATCGGCTGCGGATAGTACTGGTTTGAATGAGGTGTGGACTTATTCTGATTCGTATATTGATCTTACTCCCACTTCCAAAGTGTTCTTCTTGCAAGAGCGTGAATCGGGGATGTATGAACTGTTTTTTGGTGACGGTTTCCTTGGACAACAGCCTGAAGCGGGAAACATTGTTATAGTAGAGTATTTGGAAACAAATGGAGATTCTGGAAATGGAATTGCTCAATTCACTACCTCTATTGGCGGACTGCTTTCCATTACGGTGAATAGCACTGCTTCTGGTGGATCTCTTGAGGAGAGTGTTGCTAAAATTAAATTCTTGGCTCCGAGATTCTATCAATCACAGTCTCGCGCAGTCACCGAAGACGATTATACCGCTGCTGTTTTGAAGGATTATCCCACCGCAGATTCCGTATATGTGTACGGTGGAGAAACCGTGAATCCTCCTCAATACGGCAAAGTGTTTATTGCGGTAAAACCTAGCAGCGGAACCGCTCTCACCACCAACGAAAAGATTAGTTTGGCTAAAACTCTTCGTGAAAATCGGTCAGTTGTAACTGTAACTCCGGAGATTGTGGATCCCGATTATATTGATGTTGTTGTGAATTCTCTGATTACATATGATCCTCTTTCCACTTCAATCGGAATAGGAACTCTCAAGGCATTGGTTGTTGCGTATATTTACACCTATTCAACAACCGTGCTTGAGTCGTTTGGTTCCAATTTGTACCTATCCAAATTGACCCAAGGCATCAATTCATTGAATTCTGCTATACTTGGAAATCAGACCAATATACTGCTAAGAAAAACTACAAATCTATCAAAACTCGTGAACTCTAAGGGGTTGGCGATAAATTTTATGAATCCTATTTACCATCCCCATGACGGACACGCAAGCGTGGTTTCAACTACTGCTTTTTCTCACTACAACAAAGACGGAGTATTGGTGAATAATGTGTCTGCTGTTGATGACGGATACGGAAAACTGAATCTCATCACCGTTGATGCAGAAGGAATACAGACCACCGTTTACTCTAATATTGGATCGGTGAATTACACCGAAGGAATCATTAAATTCAACACCGCGTTTATTCCAAATCCAACAAACTCGGCTGCAAGCCCGTTTTTCACAATAACAGTTCAGCCTGAAAATTCTGATGTGTTTGTATTTGAAAACAAAATTCTACGAATCAGTCGTGGATACGCTGATTCTGTGAGTGTGTCCCTGCAATCACAAACCAATCGCAAGCAGAACCTGAAGGCGTAATATGGCTGCGGTAAACAACATTGTCCTTACCACCGAAGCGGAAGCACTTGAAAAGATTCTTTCTCCTTTCATACAGGAGCAGTTTCCGTCTTTCATGCAGACCGACTATCGCAAATTGGTGTTGTTTATCAAAGCGTATTACGAGTGGATGGAGCAAAAGGGAAATCCTGGATATGTGTTGAGCAAACTAGACACCATATGGGATTCGGATCGTAGTCTAGATGAGTTCTATTCGCATTTCAAGAACACTTACTTGCTGTCCTTTCCTGAACTGTTTGCCGTGAATGCAGACGGTAAGACACCAAACAAGAATCTCCTGCTGAAAAAGATTCGTGACTTCTACGGCAACAAAGGCACGGAAAGCGCGTACAAGTTCTTGTTCCGTCTACTGTACGATTCAGACTTGGAGTTTTACTATCCCAAGAACGATATTCTGAAAGCCTCGGATGGTGTGTGGGAAGAACCGCAATCCATCAAAACAACAAGCAACAATGGAGTGGAT